ACGCCGTCCTGGTGCAGTCTGGCCTCAACATGGGCGAGGCTAAGAGCACCCTGGACGGCGTGAACATCGCCATGGCCGTCACCGGCGCGAAGGCGGAGACCCTCTCCGCCGGGCTCACGGTCGCCGCCCAGGCTTTTCAGTTCGACCTGGCCAAGCCGGGCCAGGCGCTGGAGCTTCTGGACAAGATGACCGTGGCGGGACGCTTGGGGAATGCCGAGCTGGAAAACCTCTCCGGGATCTTCGCCCGCGTGGGCGTCAATGCGCAGTCGGCAGGGATGAGCTTCGACAAGACCCTCGGCTTTATCGAGGCGCTCTCGAAAGTGGAGCGGCAGCCCGAGCGCCTGGCGACTCTCGCTGACAGCACTTTGCGGGTGTTCACCAACATGAACTACATGGCGGCCGCTCAGAAGGGCACCGGCATCAAGTTCTACTCCAACGCCGGCAAGCGCCGCGATCCGCTCGAAGTCCTCAAGGACATCAAGACGAAGTACGACACCCTGAAGACCGACCTGCAGCGCGACAGCTTCGTCCAGGCGGCATTCGGCAAGTCTGACCTGGACACCATCAAGGGTATCAAGACACTGCTGCAGTCGAACAACCTGCCCGAGGTGGGGAGGATGGCCGGGCTGATCGAGGGGGCCGGCGGCACGTTGAAGCGTGATGTCGGCGAGGCGACCCGCAACCTGATCGACGCGGGAGGCCGCCTGAAGAACACCATGCGCGAGGATGCAGACGACTTCGCCAAGCCGCTCAACGAGACGCTGGCTGCTTGGATCTCATTCATGCTGGACAAGAAGGAGAACGGCGGGCTGCAGCTCTCCGGCGGGGAGATGGCCGGGGGGGCGGCCGCCATCCTTGGCGGTACCTACGCCCTCTCCAAGATAGGCAACAAAGTGCTTGGCAAGTGGGCAGGAGCCAGGCTTGGAAGCCTGTCAGGATCAACAGCTATCGGCGTGGCAGAAGGCAAGGCCCTGCAGGCAGCTGCCGGCGTCACTCCGGTGTTCGTCACTAACTGGCCGGGGGGTGGGTTGCCGGTTCCAGGACTCCCGGTGCCGGGCGGTGCGGCTGGCGGTGCTGCAGGTGGGGCAGCCAGGACCGCAGCTGGCGCGGCCGGAGCAACGGCGCTGGCTCGCGCCAAGGCCTTATGGACTATTGCCCGAACTCCGGTAGCGGCGGGTGCCAGTATCCTGCCGCAGGCCGCCGTCCAGTTGGGCCTTGTCGGCCTGTCAGCTGGCGCTGGATACCTGGTGGGTACAGGATTCAATAAAGGTCTGGGCGGCATCATGAACATCTCGTCGTCCGGCAGGTACAAGGGTGATGGCGCCATAGGCGAGATGCTTTACGACATCCTGCACGGCGGCATTCCTGCAGACAGAAGAGACCAGGCCAAGAACGACATCAAGATCGACGTGCACTTCGACGAACTCGGCCGGGCTATCACCAAGGTCAACGACATGAACACCCGCACTGAAGTCAAGAGCAACCGGGGCAGCATATGGGATGCCCTGGCCACCACGAGGGCCTGGTAATGACCCTATTCAGCGCTGCCATAGACGGGATCGGTCTGGAGATCGAGACCCTGGACGATCAGTTCGAGGTCGCCATCTCCCGGCACGAGATCCCCTACAAGGACGGGGCGCTCCTGGAGAACATGGGGCAGAAGGCCCGCACCGTCAACATCCGCTGCTACTTCTGGGACGATGGTAGCCACCTTACCTACAACGACCACATCAAGCTGGTCAAGCACCTGAAGGACAAGGCGCTGTTCGAGCTGACGCACCCGATGTACGGCACCATGTCCGGGATGATCGAGCGGGTGAGCGTCAGGGCCGATGACCGCGAGCTGACCGCCGAGGTCGACATCACCTTCGTCGAGCAACTGCGCCAGGACCTGTACGAACGCGAGTATGAGGACGTCGAGGCTGCAGCCGATCAGGCTGTAATCGACGCACAGGATGAGCAGATGGAGCAGTTAGAGGACGAAGCCCAGAATGAGCTGGGAGCCGAGGCAACGGAGATCACCAGCCAGGAACTGGACCCGGAGAAGGGCATCCTGGAGCAGTTCAGCGGGGTTAGCCAGAAGGCGCGGGCTTGGCTTAAACAGGTCGACGCTGCCGTAGCCGCCTTCGAGGGTGCCTTGACCGATGTGACCCAACCGGCGAACAGCCTGATCTCCACTATCAGCTACGGGACCAAGCTCCCCGGCCGTGTCATCGGTTCAATAGCCAGGATGGTGGACCGTTACGTCACGCTGTACAAGACCGCCACAACTGCCCCCAGCCGGTTCCTGAGAAATCTGCGAAGCGCTGTCGATAACCTCATCTCGCAGGGTGCGTTCTCGCCACGGATGAAGGCCCGCATCCGGGCGGCCGTCGCTACCCAGGGCGCGCACGCGGTGGCCCAGTATTACGCGACCGATGAAAAGCAGCGCCAGGTGCTGCGCCGGCTGGAAAAACAGAAAGCGTTCGACATGCAGGGCCGCTATCTCAACCCGCCGGTGGCTGAGCCGGTCTACACCGTCAACGAGCTGGAGGCGTCCATACTCATTAGCCGCGACATGCTGCAGGAAGCCATCGATAGCGAGGGTGGCCGCAACATCACTGCGCTGAAGACGATGGCCCGCATCCTTCTGGACCACGTCAACATCATCAAGTTGGAGCGCGAGAAGATCATCACCGTCACTCTGGACAACCCCATGCCGCTGCATATCGTCTGCCTTCGCTACGGCCTCGATTACCACTATGCCGAGCGGCTTGTGGCCATCAACAGCATCCCCCGGCCCAACTTCGCCGGGGGCTCGCTGCAGATCTACATGAGCCCGGCGGGGGTGGCGGTATGAGCGATACCGTAAGCCTCCAGATCGGCGATCAGAAGAGTGGGCTTCACCGGATCGGCAACTTTGAGAGTTACGACATCGAGGCCGATCTCTACCAGGCCGCCGACAGGTTCACCCTGGAGCTCACCAACCCCGAGGCGCCGGTCAAGGCCGGGATGCAGTGCAAGCTGTTTGTTAACAAAGAACTGGAGCTGACCGGCATCATCGACAAGACGTCCAGGAAGCACAGCAAAAGCGGCACGACCTTGAGCGTAGAGGGGCGCGACCTGATGGGGCTCCTGGTCGACAGCTACGCTGAACAGTTCGTGACGGTGCAGGGCAAGAAGGTGAGCGAGCTGGCCGAGATGCTGATCAGGAAGATCCCCTTCATTCAGCGCTCCGCCATCCAGTACCAGGCTGACGTGGTGGGCAAATCGAAAGGCAAGAAGAAAACCGCGGATAGTCCTCTGACGACCTTTCAGGATATGCCACAGAAGCTTAGCCAGATCGAGCCGGGCATGACCGTATTTGAGATCCTGGCCGTCTATGCGGCGAGCCGTGGTCTGATGCCTTTCGCCCTGCCTGACGGGACCCTGATTTTCGGCCGTCCCAGGATAACCGGCGAGCCGGACTTCTTCATCAACGTGCGCCGTGATGGCAAGCTGAACAACGTCGAGAGCGGCGAGGAGATCGACGATATCTCCCGGCGCTACTCCCAGATCACCGTGGTCTCCCAGGTGCAGGGCCAGGACGAGCACGGCAGCGACCTGACAAAGGTCAACGTCAAGAAGGCCGTCACCGATCCTGACTTCCCCTTCTACAAGCCGCTTGTGGTCACGCTGAACAACGACAGCCAGACCCCGGAGCTGCACGGCCGCATGCTCCTGGAGCGGCAGCGGCACGAGGGTTACAGCCTCTCCTATGTCGCACCCCTGCACAGCCAGAACGGCGTGAACTGGGGCATCAACAAACTCTGCACGGTGACCGACGAGGTGCTTAACGTGAACCGCACCCTGCTCGTCACCAGCCGGCGCTTCCGCAAAACCAAAGAGGGGAGCTGGACTGACATCAAACTCGGCCCTCCGGGCCTGGTGGTGGCGCCATGATCAGGGGCATCGTCAGGAGCGTCGTTGAAGGGGTCGTTAAACGCTTTTCCGCCTACGGAAGGGGAGGGGAGACCATCGATAATCGGGAGTACTTCCAGCACTACGGCTTCAGTTCACGGCCGCTGGAGGGGGCGGAGTTGATCATCATCCGGGAGGGGGGGCACTTCGTGGCCTGCGCATCGGACGACCGCCGCTACCGGCTTGCCCTGGAGAATGGCGAGGTGGCTCTCTACACCGATGAAGGGGACAAGATCCACCTGAAGCGCGGCCGGATCATCGAGATCGTCGGCGGCGAGAAGATCATCGCCAGCACCAAGGTCGCCGAGGTCACCGCGAGTGAAAGCGCCACGGTCACCACGCCGGAGCTGACGGTGGTGGCCAGCACCAAGGTGACCATGACGACTCCGCTGCTTGAACTATCCGGCGCGCTCACCGTAGGTGGGACGGCAGTAGTCGCCGGGGCGCTTTCCTCCGCCACTTCCGTGGCCGATCCGACCGGGACCATGCAGGGCATGCGCGGCGTCTACAACGGGCACACCCACCCTGAGAACGGCGACGGCGGCGGCACAACTGATGATCCCAATGAGGCGATGTGATGGATTTTCAGCTCAGCTATGACGCACAGAGCGGGGGCATCGACCAGACCTTTGAGAAGGCAGGCGACATCCTCAACAACATCATCATCACCCTGGCCATCAAGAAGGGGGAGTGGTGGCATGACCCGACCTTCGGCGTTACCCATCGCCCCAGGCTCAAGAACACGCCGGCCAGCTCCCGGCTGATCCGGCAGGACATCGAGCTGGCCCTGCAATGGATCATCGACGCCGGCCGGGCCGTTTCCATCCAGGTCGAGACTTGGCGCGATGACAACGACCGCCACCGGCTCAACATCCTCATTACCGCAACCCAAGCCGATGGCCGGGTTGTGACCTACACCACATTCAGGGAGGTTGTCTGATGCCTTTTGCGGTCCCGACATACGATGAGCTGCTGCAGGCGATACTTACCGACTATTTGAACCAGTTCCCTGGAGTGGACACCTCCAAAGGCTCCTTGGTCTACGTCAAGTCGGCCGCCATCGCCTCGGCCTTCTGGGGGCTTTATCAACACCAGCGCTGGATAGCCAATCAGGCGTTTCCCGATACGGCTGACACCGAAAACCTTGAGCATCATGCCTGGGTGCGTGGGATCACCAGGAAAGCCAACGAGACAGACGCCGATCTGCTGGCGCGGCTACTGGAGTACATCCGTCGACCGCCTGCAGGCGGCAACAAGAATGACTATGTCAAATGGGCGCTGGAGGTGACCAACGTCAAGGCTGCCTACTGCGTCCCCCTCGGCCAAGGCGTCGGCTCCGTCGACGTGGTCATTGTAGCTGACCCCGCCACCGGCAGCGAGATCCCGAGCGAAGCTCTAATTGCCGAGGTATGGGCGTACATCGACGAGCGGCGGCCAGTGACAGCTAAATACACTCGGGTGCTCGCGCCTGAGATCGTGCTGCAGGATATAGACATCGCGGGCACCGGGGCTGCCTTCAATGCGGTGCAAACTGCACTCGATATCACTGCCTATCTCGGAGCGTTCGTGCCTGGCCAGCCACTGTACCGGAGCCAGCTTGGGAACTTCGCCATTGTAAACGGTGCGGACGATGTACTTGTCGGCATCCCGGAGACCAACGTCGTTCCCGCCGCGATGCAGATCATCCGGCCTGGAGAAGTCAATGTCGCATAAAGAGGTTCTGAAACTTCTGATTCCCCTTGCCTTGGGCGATGTTCAGGAGCGGGATCTGGAAATTGAAGGTGTTCATTTGGACACAGGCGCGGATCGATGCGCTGACCTGCTGTCCGAACAGTTCGCAAACAGTGCATATGAGGTACTGGAGGCATGGGAGAGGGTTTACTCGACCGCGCCGCTGTACGACGACTCGCTGCAGGTGAGGCAGAACCGGGTCGTGCAGAAGATGAGCGAACTGGGGCGTCTGGATCGCGCCTACTTCGTGCAGCTTGGAGCAGCGCTGGGGTATGAAGTCACCATAGAGGAACTGAGCCCGTTCATGGCGGGATGGAGTGGGGCAGGGGACGAACTTGGGGATGAAGACTCCGACTGGTGCTGGCGGATTTACTTCCGGGAGACCGACGCCAACGTATTCCGGGCGGGTGAGTCGTATACCGGAGAGCTTCTGAGTTATTCCCTGGCGGGCATGATGCAGGCGATGTTTCACGATCTTAAACCGGCAGACACTTTTCTTGAGTTCATAGAAGTATAGGGGGCAGACAAATGCAGAGAATCAATTCCATTGATGGCTTGTTTCATGAGGGGAACCCGGCTACAGGGCAAAAGGGCACCAAGGTCACAGAGGACTTCCTGAATAGCGTTCAGGAGGAAATAGCCAAGGTGATCGAGGCAACCGGTTTGGTCCTTGACCCTGAGGTAGATGATCAATTCCTCAAAGCCTTAAAAACCGGCAAACTCTGGGGCAGAATCTGCCTCAGCCAATATCCTGGCACTTTATCTGAGGCAGATGCTGAGGCTGTGGCAAACAGCAAAAGGCTGATCATTGATACCCTGTGCTCAATCCCTGTGGGGCAGACCTTCAATTCAGCCGTGGAGGTGATAGAGGGGGGCACTCTAGATGTGGCCGGTGCAGTCAACCTCTTTGGCCCCTTCAAGTGCAGGGATGGTGGCCTCACTGGCGCCGGCTCCTTTTACGGTTTCAAGAGAGCCAAAATGGATTGGTGGGCCACCGATGGGGTTTCCGACCAGGTGCAAATCAATCAGGCCGTTGAATCCCTGGTGCCTTTCGGCATCCTCTATGGCTCTGCTGACATATTCACTGTTGACGGCAGGGTGTGGGTGAACAAAAACGATGTAACAATCAAACACCTGAATCTCAAGATCAAAGACAACTCCTCCCCAGGAACCGAGGCGACACATTCCGTTATTGAATCCACCGGCAACGGGGTGAAGATCCTCAACTGCTACGTTGACGGGAACAGGGCGAACCAATCGTGGGTGTGGAGCGAATCCGCAAACTACGGTATCAGCATCACCGGCAACTATTGCACCGTGAGGGGCAATTATGTTACCGGCATGACAGCCAACAGCATGGGTGTGCCCACCACTGGCACCAACAACCTCTTTGAGGGGAACGTGGGCACCGATGCCGGAAAGAAAGGCTTTTATGGTGGCTCAGTTTCCGGCCTCACGGTTAAACATAACTTCTTCTTCAACAACGCAAACGACAGCGGCATTGGCCTGAGAGCCACCTGGAACAGCATCATTGAGGGCAACCACTGTTTCGGAAACGGAACCTACGGCGTCCATTCCCATGAAACAACCTCTGCCTTTGGTGGTGGCAGGGTGATCATTGCCAACAATTTCCTTTACGACAACACCGTCAACAACATTTTCATCTCCCAATACTGGGATGCGCCGGATGGCTTTTACCCCCCGCCAACACCCGTCACCAATCCCAACCCCACCCAAGCCGAATGGGACGCAACCGGCCTGGATGAGGCGGCGGTGGAAAACAGCACCATCGTGAGCGGCAACCACCTGTTTTACACAGCGGCCCCTGCCGGTGGGGTGGCCAGGTACAATATCGAGGTCTACAACGCCAAAAATAGCTGGATCTTCGGCAATTTCCTGAGCTTTGGTGGGGTGCTGTTGTACAACTCCATCAACACCGAGATCAGCCACAATGATTTTCTGGCCAACTATCCCGCCACCTGCCCTTACCTGATCAGGCTGAGTGGCTATACCTGCACCGGCTCCCACCCCAACCACCTGTTGGTGGTAAACACCAAGATCAAGGATAACCGCTTTGAGCTGGGCAACGTCACAAACGTTATTTACATGGATCTCACCACCGGCACCGAGATCTCAGACAACGATTTCCAGGTGAAGGTGGGCGGCACCTATGAGATCAGGATTCAGGACGATAACAGCATCAGCAACACCATCATCAACC